TAGTTCCAACACCTCCTTCTCCTACAAAACCATTAGAAATTGTTTCTTCGCCAATTCGAACAGAAATTGACGCGGCAGCATCGACATTAGCTAATGATATAGTTAAGCAATTAGTAGAACAAGCTAGCCCAACAGTAGGTGGTCGAATATTTACTAGATTTGAACCTATTAATGATGTAGTTGAAAACCAAAAAGTATTTTTAACGACAGGTTTATTTTCAAACACTACTAATGGCGTTTCTACAAACCAAGCTACGATGTCTGTATTATATACAGGGTCAATTCAAAGTGCCGCTTCAAAACAATATTATTACGAAGCTTGGAATAAAAATCCTGCTACAAGTGCAGATGCTGAACCACAATTTTCAATTGCTTATGGGCATAGAAGAGGTTCTGGTTCATCAGCAGCTGGAACATTAAACGATTCGCCTTCTAGAGCTGTATATTCTCAATATAGATTATTGTTACTAAACCCTGAAGATACTCAATTTACTTTTAAAGATGGTACTTCAACAGACGCAATCTTTGCTATTAACTTTAATAGAGCTAGAATTTTAGAAAAAGTAGATCCAGGTAACTGGCAATTGGTTTTAGCACAACTTTCAGGTTCAGCGGTAGCAAATAATGCACATACCGGTTCAAATGTTAAATTAGCAGTAAACCCGTCATTTATTTCATTAATTGATGACTCGGGCGATACTGAACAAGATAATGTTACCACTGTAGGTAGAGTAGTTAATGTAGTTTCTGGTTCAATCACTGCTGGAATTTTCAATCCTTCAGCGCCTCATTATTATGGTTTAGTATATCCAGACATGGGTATTATTATTTTAGACGGTAATAAATTGAATACATCGGCGTCATTTAATATAGTGACAGGCTCAAATATTAATGGAGATAATGCTTGGAAATTATTAACTTCTATCTCTGGCGCAATGACAGTAGATCCACTTAATTATTCATTTCAATCTAGAAATTCAATAGTTAGAACATCAGCTCATTATTTTGTAAGAGTAAAAAATGGAGAATATAATTTTTCAAATAATCCTACTTTTGTTACTGGTTCAGAAGGTACTTTTTCACAACCAACATTCTTAAACGACCCGACAGTGTACATCACTACGGTAGGTATGTATAACGATAGACAGGAATTATTAGCAGTAGGTAAGTTATCTCAACCAATTCAAAAGTCATTCTCAAAAGAATCTTTAATTAAAGTTAGGTTAGATTTCTAAAATTTTATAAAATATACCATTAAGTAGACTCTTTGATATTTATATTAAAGAGTCTATTTTACTATATATGGGAAAACCAGGAGTATTTAAAAAAATAAATGATCAAGATAAAACGATCACGCCATTCAAGGTCAATAGATCTTGGAGTTATACAACTACAGCATCTTTAGAAATAGATGGCATTAGAAGATTAGCAGCTATTAAGCCAAATCCAGCAGTTTATTCTGGAAATAAAGTTACATTAGATTCATGGCAAACTCAAGCTGATTCAGCATCGCTATTAATTAATACTACTTTAGATTCTGAAGCTTCAATGGTTTGGTATAGTTTAAATCATTTATATTATAAAAGAGCAGGAAAGCCGTTTGAAACTTTTGGATATTCAGATCCAGCAGCAATAGAAAGAACTATATTTGACGAAGCCTCTGTTATTTCAATACCACAGACAAAATTCGGAGAATCCATTCAACCAGGATCTGTTATTTTAAATTTCTATAATAATGTGTCTAATACATCAATGTCATTTGTAGATGACGGGCAAGGAAATTTAATTGACACTGAATTAAGTAGTTCTATATCTAACGAATTGTTATATTTAGGATTTAATGCAATGACTTATTCTCCGTTTTGGGAATCAAACCCAACAATTCAATGGTTCTATAGAACAACATACGCAACTGGAGCGATTCAAACCGATACTACTATTCAAGATTTAGAAGTTACTGGTCATAATATTTTAATTGTACCTGCAGACAAAGGCTATGGAGTTATAGGTCATTATGCTGCATATCCTTACGGAAATACAGTATTATTTAATTCTGGCTCATATATACGAATGCCAAATAACGATACTTTAAATTTTAAAAGAAGTGAAGATTTTGCAATTGGAATGTGGATTGGTCATGATAGTACTGTCGGAGCACCAGCTACGTCTAGTATATTAACTAAACGAACTACTGCTAAGAAAAATGTAACTACTAGAAAAGGCGTAAATCAATTAGTTGATTATAATTTACCTATAAGCCAATATCCATACGATATTAGAATATTAAACGGGACTACATTAGAATGCAGAACATCAGATGGATCAACGACAACTTCTATAATCAGTGATTTACCTCCTTATAATGTTAATCATATTCTGTTACAAAAAACGGGGTCTGTATTTGAATTGTATGTTAACGGAGCTTTCCAAAGTGCTGCAGCAATACCTAATGAAAACTTTCACAATGAAGCTGATATATTTATAGGATCATTAGGATTAACAAATAATGGCTATGCTAGTGAAGGATTTAACGGTTCTATTGATGAGGTTATAATGTTTAGTAAAGGATTGTCCCAATCTGAAATTGATCAATTATCATCTATGAATTCTTTAAATTTAATGACTACTAATACAAATGCAGTTGGTAATGTATTTTATGAGCATGGTATGGTAGTTCTTTCAGATCCTAGAACCAAATATACTTCAAATTCATTTAGATTATTCAATGACGCTTTATATAACTATAAAACATTAACACAGCAACCAGGCTGTATTGAAGATTTTTACTTTGAATATAATTCAACAGTAACTTTATATGAGCATGAATATGTATGTAGAGCAAAAGAAGATGAATTTAATTTCACTTCTAATTCTACTATACGACAAAACAATGACGAAAATTCAGAAATACCTAAAGATTTTGTATCTAATGAAAATTTCGCTCCTTATATAACGACAGTTGGGTTATATGACAAATACGGTAGGTTATTAGCAATAGGAAAATTAGGAACTCCAATTCACAAACGAGACGACGTTGACCTTAACTTAATTGTTAGGTTTGATATGTAATTAAATAAATGTTATGGCAAAAAGAAAACCCGCATACAGCGTTAAAGCAGTAGCAGCAAAATATGGATTCAGAAGTGGTTTAGAAATGACTATTGACGAATCTTTGAAATCAAGGGGAGTAGACGGAGAATACGAAAAGCATATTATTCAATATACTAAACCTGAGACACACCACAAATATCACCCTGACTTTAAATTGCCTAATGGCATTTTTGTTGAAACAAAGGGTAGATTTTTAACTGACGATAGAAAGAAGCATTTGCTTATTAAGTCACAAAATCCACATTTAGATATTAGGTTTTTATTTCAAAATTCTAAAACTAAAATATCCAAAGCATCTAAAACTACTTATGCAGATTGGTGTATTAAACATGGATTTACATTCGCAGATAAAGAAATTCCAGATGATTGGCTAATTTAATTTTGAAAATACGAAAGATTATTATATATTAGTCTTGATGGTAAATACAAAGTTAATTCATTTAATAGATTCGGTTTTAGGAAAGGGTAAAGTTACTAATAAAGGTAATCAAGCTCACTCCTGTCCGTTTTGTCACTCTACTAGAAGAAAACTAGAAGTGCAAACAGTAACCAATGATAAAGGAGAAAATCCATGGCATTGTTGGGTTTGTAATAAGTCTGGAAAAAAGATATCTACGCTATTTAAAGCACTGAACGTAAGTCGTGATAAGATAGCAGAATTGTATAAGCTACTTAACACCCAACCCAAATATAGCTCATCTACAAACTCCGCTTATACAGCATCTACGGCACCTCTAGACCTGCCTAAAGAGTATATTCCTTTATATAAACATTCTGAGACGACAGAGTATAAAAATGCTATACATTACTTAAGAGCCAAGCGAAAAATAACTCTTTCTGAAATAGTAAAATATGGCATTGGATATTGTGAGTCTGGCGAATATGCTAAAAAAATAATTATTCCTTCTTACGATACTCAAGGTAAATTAAATTATTTTGTAGGAAGAGCTTATTATGATGTAGACTTTAAACATAAGAATCCGGATGTATCTAAAGATTGTGTTGGATTTGAATTGTTTATAAACTGGGCACTTCCATTAGTTTTAGTAGAAGGCTCATTTGATGCAATTGCAGTTAGACGAAATGCAATACCATTATTTGGAAAGACAATATCAGAAGACTTACGTAAGAAAATTATTGAAAATAAAGTAAGTCAGTTGTATATTTGTTTAGATAAAGACGCTCAAAAGCAAGCATTACAACATGCAGAATATTTCATGAATAATGGAGTTCAAGTTTATTTTGTAGATTTACAAGAAAAAGATCCTGCTGAAATAGGATTTGAAAATATGTGTGGTTTGATAAAACAAACTCCGCCCCTAACCTTTGAAAAATTCATTGAATATAAATTATTCGGATAAATGTATATAGAAAATTTAGTTACTAGTATAGATAAGATAGATAAAATATATCACATAGCTGATATTCACATTAGAAATCTTAAACGACATGATGAGTATTTAACAGTATTTAATAGAACTGTAGATGCGATTAAATCAACGATAGGCCCAAATGATATTATCTTTTTAGGAGGAGATATCGTGCACGCAA